TGCCACCTTTCTATCTCTATAAGGCACAACGATGGTTAATTTTTGATTTTTATTAACTGTTTTTTTTCTACTATAATTGGTTTGTAAGAAAATTATATTATTTTTTAAATTATCTATACCTTCATCTATAATCTCATTTGTAAATTTGCCCCATTTTTTTATAAAATATTGAGCAGATCTTTGCCAATTATGATTGTATCCATCTTTATTAGTTATTGATGAATTTTGACTGCTTCCTTCTATATCTGTCAAATAATCTTGACTATTTAACAAATCAGGAAAATACCAAAATGGTGGTGCTACTTTTTTTTCTATTAAAGAATAAGCAAAATCTATATGTTCAAACGCATTTACATAATTTTCATCAAAATATCCTATTTTTTTAAGAATATTAGCATTTACATACATAAAAGCACCTTGGGGATTGTGATAAAAGCCCAATTTAACACCATCCGGTTGTTCTAATGTATATTTCAAGGACTTTTCGTTTCCTGCAACCTTTTCATAACACAAATGATGGATTCCTGTCGAATTTGCAGCTTTAATATATGCTTCAAAAATATCAGGTCTTTTGATTATAATATCATCTTCTATTAAAAAAACATGTTCACAATTAAATTTCTCTACTAAAATTTTAATCGCATAATTTTTTGAAACAGCAACACCCATTTGCTTGTTATTTTGAATTACAATTTCTGCATCATTGTCTCTTGTATATATATTATAACCATCATTAACAACAACCAAGAAATCTATCATATTTCTAGGTATCGATTCCAATACCTTTCTATAATATTCGGGTCTATTATAGGTTATAATCGCAACACCTATTCCTGATGATATTTTTTCCATATGTCTCTCAATTTCTTTAAACATTCCTCTTCTGATATAACAGGTTCTGGTTTACCATAACCATGCACTACACTAAATCCTGTTTGTTCAATAAACCTATCCAATCCTTTTTTAAAAGTGTTTTGAAAATCTGATTCATTTCTTATTTTTGATTGTTGATGGTCTGGTACAATATCTTTCAAATATGATGACGAATCATGTATATCAACAAACCATCTCCAAGGCGTAGTATAATCCTTTACTGACGCATCATATGTATGTTTAACGTGTTCCATTGCGTTATAATATCCTTCATCAAATAGTCCTATATCGTTTAATACATCGATATGATAATAACTAAATGCTCCCAAAACATTACTATATAGATCGATCTCTACTCCTTTAGGATAATATTTTATAGTTTTTCTTATATTAGGTTGTCCAAAATGATTTAGATTGTGATTTCCATGTAATGCATAGTTGAAATGTTTTATTCCGGTTTTTTTGTACGCATCAATGTATGCTTGGAAAACTTCTCCATTTGTAATTTGAATATCATCTTCCATTAAGAATATATGTTCGCATCCACTTTTAATTAAAAATTCCAATCCTTTATTTTTAGCAACAGAAACACCACACTTTCCAGTAGTTTGAATACATGGAAGATTCATACTTTTTATTTTTTCTTTACCATCATTTACTATCACTCTCTCTATATTTTTATTTTTTACTGCTTCATATAAAGAAGTTGATGATTTTTCAAAAAAATCTAATCTATCACATGTTATTAATGCGCAACCAATTTTATTTTTGATTGTTTCCATATTGTGCTTGTAAAATTTCCATAAATTTAAACAATTCATCTTGAGTTACACCAACTGGATCATTTTGATTTGGTATATATTTGTGTTCATGATAGAAATATGCAAAAGTCATTTCCAATGATTTTTCCATTTTTCCATTATTTTTTTGAATTGTGCTAAAATCTTTAAAATTTATTTTTTCTATTTCGGATGAAGATTCTTCAACATCAGAAGAATCGATTGTTGGGTTATAATGATTCGGTGGATATACATTTTTTCTTCTAAGTTTTAATATATAATCTAAAACATCCAAATCTTTTGTATCAAAAAATCTTTCGTCAAAGAAACCAAAATTTTTAATTATACCAGAGTATAAAAATATAAAATTTGTATTCAATGTTGGACTAATATTCAACGACAAGTTGTTCGAATCATCTTCTATTGTTACATTCTTATCTCCATGTCCAGTAATAAACCAAGTGCCAAAGGTATTAGCAAGTTTTATTGTATTGTTGAATATATCAGAATTTTTTATTTTAATATTTGAATTTAAAATAAAATAATACTTAAATCCTTTGATTCTTAATTGTGTTAATAGATAATTTCTAAGTGTAGCAAATGGTACATCATTAGAATAGTGTCTATTACAAATTATCGAAGGTTTCCGTTTATTTGAAACTGTTACAATATTATCTTTAAATTCTTGTGGTATAGAAGAAATACAATTTTGTAAATCTTCATCCGAATAAACATCAATTATTCCTATTCCTATTTCGTTATTGTTCATGTATTTTTAAGAGTGTAAATTTCCTTTATATATTCTAAAACTTCTTTTTTATTTTTTATATCAATATTATTGATATAAAATTCCATATCATCTAATATATTAACAAATTCTAAATTTTTTTCCACTATTTTAGTGTCATTTTTTGTTTCTACGTCTTTATAATCTATTCTAAAATTTACTGGCGAGTGTTTTTGTAGCTTCGAGCTTAGTAAATTCAGGTTTTCGTAGTCTATATCACAATCTACAACTAAACTGACATGATTGTTTTCTATTTTATTTTTAATATCATCCGAATTATTCAATATTTTACTAACAGATATTTTAAAATATTTTGGTGATATATTATTTTGAATAAATTCAAATTCATTATTGTCTATATCATATATATAGATTCCGCGTTCATCCAAAGTGTCTCCAAAATTCTGCTGATATGGACTTCCCAAATAAACGATTTCACCGTTTTCATATTTTCGATGATCTTTTTTGTGAAAATGTCCAGATACAATAGTTTTAGATTTCTTAAACAAATCACTCGACTGCATTCCATGTTCACATACTTTATATGTATTCATGTAAAATGATGAAATCTCAAAATGTCCAAAAATTATATCACTATTTGGTATATCTTGATAAGATGTACCCCAAGGAATCAATGCGGCGGTTTTATCTTTTAGTTTTATTTGTTTAGGTTCTTTATCTACTATTTTTATGTTAGACCATCCATCAAAAATTGATATTGAATTTACTAAACCATTGTCCTTAAAATAGCTATCATGATTTCCAACCAATATGTATATTTGAAAATCTTTAAAACAATCAAAAAATCTCTTAGCTATGTCCAATGTTGCCACCGATATTTCTGATCTATTGTGAAATATGTCTCCGCATATAATAATATCATCAATTCCCTTGTTTGAGAATTGATTGGAACACCATTTAGCAAAATTTAAAACTATATCATGCCAAATAGGACTATCTTGAAACAAACCAATGTGAATGTCTGTAAATAATCCTACCTTATTATTTTTGATCATTACCGTATATATTTTTTTTGTTTTTATAAAGACTTTGGTTTTCGGACATAAACATAATCTCTTCTTGGTATTTTAAATGTGTTTCATTAATATGTTTTTCTTTTTTAATTCTGTTTCTAAAAGCATTAAACGCAATTCTGGTAAAGTATGAGAATGGATTTGTTCCCTTTACTCTATCGTATTTTTTTGACATCAATGCCTTAAACATTCTAATTAAAGCATCACCAACCATGTCTTCACGATATGTATTACCACTAACATAAACATTTTTTCCTCTTCTGCATAAGAATGTACCATATTCTGTTTGTGGACACCATATTTTTCCACTATAATAAACAGTTGGTGTATTGTTTATATTATTATAACCCATTCTATTTCCCCCCGCTTTAGCTCTTCCGCCATACATATTAATTTTTTCAACTTTACAATATAATTTTGGATCTTGAAATATATTAACAATATAATAAGGAGATTTCGTAAAACCAAATATATTTTTAACTAATTTAGTAGATGTTGTAAGACCTGCCAACGTGCATAGAGCTATGAATGAGTCTATGTGTTCTTTATTTTTTTGACAATATGACCATCTAGTTTTATTTTTATTATTTTTTCTGTTCCAACCATCACCCAAAACCATAGTTTGTATTAACAATAATCTTTGTTCTTGTGTTAAACTATTTATAAAATCCATATTTAAAATTTTATCTTTAGCAACTGTTATTATGTCATTCGATATATCATGTTTTAATCTGAAACATTTTATATTTGGATTACTCCAATTATATTCTTTGTGTACTAATTGCATTCTGTTCAGCAATTCTCTTATTTGCTGTGCTTTTTCTCCTTCTTTTTGAAAGATTTGAACAGAATGTTTATTTTTACCATACAAAAAATTACCTTCGGTTACGGACCAACCAACCAATTCTACGAAATCATTCGTGTATTTAATGTGATCTGGATCTTGTACACAAGAACCCATCAAAACCATGTGTTCATTTGTTCTAAATTCTTCTATTGGTTTTAAACCGTTCTCCAAGCTTACAAACTTGTGATTTGGTGTTACTAGAGCATCCAGACCAATATTTGTAAGTTTAAACATCAATCCATCATAATCACCATGGAACACATCTAATATTTTACTCCATACTAATTGTTTAGTTTTTGTATCGTATGATAATATTTTACTATCATCAGCAATTTGATCTTTATATTTTTTCCAACCATTATTAGTTAAGATTTCACTTTCTTCATCCACGCAGTAATTTATAAAATTTGAAGCATAACTTAATTTATGAGCTATTTTATTAATCATATCTGCTAATTCGTTTGTTAAAATTCCAGTATCGTAATATTTTAAAATTTCTTCATCGAATTTTTTTGGTTCGACGTAAAATTCTTCTTTTTTTGCTCCTCTTTTTCTTCTTTTTGGTTTAATAACATCATCTAAAGAGATAATATCATCATCCAGTAACATGTCATCAGAAATTTCATCATCGGATTCATCATCATCGGAATCATTCTCATCCAAAATGATTTCTTCTTCTAAATCTTCTTCTAAATCATCTATTAAATCTTCTTCATTGTATATTTTTTTCTTCATAATTAAATTTCTCCGAATCGTAAAGGTTTTTTCTTTCTTTTACATGCTTTTTTCCGTATTTGGTATTATCCGAAATATCGAATATATTTGCCATAGTTTTAGTTGGATGTAATCTCAATGCTCTACCTATTGATTGCATTATTTTGATTTTAGCTTTTCCAGCAGATGCAAAAATTATATTGTGTAAATTGGGTATATTTATACCAGTACTAAAAATTTTAGATATAGCTACAACTATAACATCATTTTTTACATCCATCAATGATCTTATTTGTTCTCTTTCTTCTATTTCAGTAGATCCTCTGATGAAATAGAATTGTTTTTTTGTTATTTTACTTAAAATATCAATAATATTGATTCCATGATCTATTCTATCAACCATTATAATAGTATTATTTGTTAATTTATCCGCCAATTTACAAATAATTTCATTTCTTCTTTCCGATTGTAAAAGAAAGTCCATTTCACTTTGATATGCTTCTGCGGGTTTACTAAAATTTAAAGAAAATGTAGGTATATTTTTATGAATAACATTCAAAATAACTATTTTGAAATTAGATATGTATTTTTTATTTCTTAAATCTTCTGTTTTTTCCTGATATACTATCGGTCCTAGTTTTCCAATAATATTCCATTCATCTATTTTTGTAGATGGCATTGTTCCGGTAAAACCATATTTAAAATTGGTTTTTATAAATTTTAAAATTTTATTTATTTCATTATCTTTTTTTAAACCATGACATTCGTCTATCATTAATATTTTAACATCGTCTAAAATGGACAAATCTGTATTATCAGACATCAATATTTGAGTACCTGCCACTATTGTAGTTGCATCCGGATCGGGTTTGTTGTTACCCGACCATTTGGTTACTTTTGTCATTCCGTATGATATAAAATCGGAACATGTTTGTTCTACCAATTGAATTGTGGGAACCATTACTAATGTCAAAGCATCTTTATCGTTTAAATTTTCTCTTAAAGATTCAATCAATCCAGCCATTATTAGTGTCTTACCTCCTGCTGTTGGAATTATAACAACCCCCTTTCCTGATTCTAATGATTTTATTATAGATTTTTCTTGATGATCCCTGTAAACCAAATCAAATTTTTTAAGTTTAGGATTTCTGAAACCGTTTTTGTGATCTTTTAACACATCGTCGTTGATTTCAAACTTAATTTGATTAACATCAAAATATAATATGATATTATTCAATAAACCAGACTCGAATTTACCAGATGGTGTAATAGCATAGATTCTTGGCTGTGAAAACCTTGAATTTCTTCTAAAAGCAGGATTTGGAGCGGAAAAATATTCTCTTATTCTGTTCAAAACAGTAGTATTACAATTTAATTGTAATTGTTGTTTAGATTTACCAGAATATTCGATATTAACCATATTATGTAGTTTCCAACTTCTCTAAATCTACTGCATTTTTAATATCATAGGTTAATGAACGGCAGATATTTTCTACTTTTTCTAAATACTCTATTATAATTTCCGTTTCTTTTATTTGTTCATCGATTTTAGATACCGATTCGGAAGTTTCTATTTTTCTGTCAATTGCCGCCTTTGGTATATTGGTTGGTATACCACTTTCTTGCAAAGATTTTAAAACTTCGGTCTTTATACTTTTTTTCTTTGCTTCTAAAATATTTTTAGTTCTTTTATTTTCAATTAATCTAGAAACCCATTTATGTTTAATAGCAGGTAACATTAATTGTTTTTCTAAAAGCTGTATCCTATCTAATTTTAGATCGTTTTCGATTTCTTTTCTTATTTTTTCAAAAAAATCCATAAGTATTAATTAAATTATATATTATGTTTAATAAATTTCAACAAACTATAATTAAAATATTAGAAAATAATACAGTTAGTGGAGTATTGGGTCAATCATTAGAACCTTTATATAACCCTCCATCTGATATTAAAAATAATGATAATTATGCTATTAAAGACATGAGAACTCCTAAATTGTTAGGTAAAAAAATTATAAAAAGAAAATTTCCTGAACTTTTAACTAAGAAAAATAAGAAAAATAAAAAATGACTGATATTGGACATTGGATTTTACGCGAAA